CGTATAGCTTTTTGAGCACCTTTGTCTTCTTTAGGATAGTTTCTTGGATCATCTTCAGGAAACATACCATGTTTCTTTTTATATGCTTTTCTCTTAGCTTGTTCTGCTTTAGGATAACCTAGTTGATATTTTCTTTCCTCCATCTTAGTACGTCTACGTTGAGGAGTAGCCGCTTTTTTCTTTTTCCTACCACTAGATTTTCCTATAATTTTTTTACCTAATTTAGTTAAAGCTTTTGCTATTGTCATTTTCTTTCTCCTTTATTAATCATAATTTCTAGCAACAAAATCATTACCATTAAGTTCTTTTACAATACGTTTCTTTTCTGCACGTAGATTACTCTTACCTTTTTTAGTATATGCTTTCTCTGCATCTACTCGTCCAAGTTCTTCAAGCCTATTCATACGAGAAGTATTATGATCTATTTTACCACCATGACCATACTTTTTAAGTTGACCTCCAGTCTTTGCCCTTTTAACAGGTACTTTCTTTTTCTTTTTCTTTTTAAGTTCTGTATGCCGTTTTGTACCATCTGGCTGTCTAGTTGGACCTCCTAATATTTCTGAAATTTCATCTTCACTAAGTCCTTTCATCCAATCTGGTACAGCAGCTACTTTTATTTTACCACCCTTATCATACTTTTTAACTTTACCCCCATACTGCATATTTTGAGCACGTTTCTTTTCAGACATTGTACCTGATCGTTTCTCTTCAGCAGGAGACAATCCTACACGGCTCATCTGACCACCACCAGCAAACTTTTTTAATTTAAACTTTTTTAATTTAGCAGCAGCTTCAGCTTTCTTTTTAGAAACTTTTCTTTTAGGAGAAGCAGGACGCATCTCTTTATTATAATTTTCTAAAATATCTTTTTGAGCAGCATTTAATTTTTTACCTGCTGCTTTATCTTTTACAGCTTGATCATAAAATGCTTTAGAACCTCGTGCAGCTTTTCCTCT